ACAATAATTACATAGCCCCTTCAACGGCAAGCCTGTCTTTGGGTCGTTTTAGTGTCACTGAGTATGGACAGAAAGGGCGGGTTCTTCCAGAATCCTTATGTTTTGCGGATTCCATTCTTGTTAGTAGCGGATTAGTGAAACGCGGGGTGACCATAAAATGAGGACAGCCTATGCCAAGTTAATGACACATACATTGACAATACGAAAGCGGGGCAGGAATTTTACAGGAGATTTTTCTGATATTATGACATACGCCGGGAAAAAGGGGTTTATCCAATATGGGAAGAAATTGGTCACGAATCGTAAAGGAGAAGAAGTGCTTGCATCAGCTATTGTGTTTTTACGTAATGATTCTCCGATAGACCCTGAATATGAGTATTGGATGATAGACCAGACAAGCCCATACACTCGGGAAGATATGGAAGTCATTCGAGTTGACCCAATTGATGACCCTAGAACAGGAAGGACAGACCATTATGAAGTAGCAGTACGATAGAATAGAAAGTAGGAGCGGATATGGCAGATGCAGGATGGAAAAATTGGCGGGGCGAACAATTGAATAGTATGGTTTTAGCCGCTAGTAGGGAAGCCGTCCATAAAACCTGTGAAATAATATTAGAAGCAGCTCAACAAGAAGTGCCACACAATGAAGGGACACTAATGAGAAGTGGTTTGGTATTAATGGCTCCAGATGGGTCAGCGGAAGGGTTGATTACGTTTGGTGGCGGTACAGGAACAGGACATCCTATAGTACCATATGCAGTTAGATGGCATGAGAATAGTGCTAATTTCCAGAAAGGGCGTAAAAGATTTTATCTTAAAGACCCAGTAAATAGATTGGGAGCAAAAATACTTCAACAGGCGTTGGCGCAAGAGTTGGGAGGGCAATTAAGATGATTGCTGAAGAACTTGCATTATACCTTTGTGAGAAAGGGCATGGAATCCAGAATGTAGATTTATTTTTAGGGTTTCAGCCAAATGATGTAGATGACTGTGCTACTGTATATGATGAAACATCTCCTGCATTAGGCGAATCCCAGGCATTATCAGTAGACCAGTTTGGAGTGCAAGTTTTAGTCCGGAATTCTAGTTATACCACAGCACGAAACGCCCTCATGGCAATACACAAAAGTTTGGTAGGGTTTGGAGGAAGACGATTTATTACAGGAGGTTCAATGGTATCTGTGGTTTTTATAGACACTCCTCCAACATCAATAGGCAAGGACGATAAAGGAAGAAATGAATGGTCAGCACATTATCGGGTTCGAGTTGAATCCGAAGGTGATTTATACAGAACTTAAAAAAATTGGAGGTGGGAAATATGAGTAATGAAGTAAAATTTGCAAATACCGTGATAGAGGTTGATGATGAGGTCGTTGCCAAGGTCATATCATTTTCAAGAGCTGTTTCGATTTCAGAAGAAGATGTAACTACCGTTGGCGATGCTATTGCAGGGACTGATGTTTTACAGCAGCATTTCGTTTCAATTGCAGTTGGAGAGACTGCTAATGTTGAAGGAATTGCTTCTGAAAGTGAGGCTGCTGGATTAGATGTAGGTCAAAGTGATTTGAGAGATGCGGCAGAAACAGGAGCAGAAGTGGTTTTGAGACACGTGAGAAACACTGGATATGGACATGCATTTACAGGATTTTTCACAAGTTATAATGAAAGCGGTTCTACGACTAGTGTATATCGGTTCACTGGAGCGTTTAGAATCAATTCGAAAGTTGAAGTTACTCCGGTTTCGTAGAGAATTGCAGTTTTTAATAAATTGATATGGAGGGTATCCTTTATGGATGAAAGAATTAAAAAATCGGCTACTAACGATGAGAGAATTGCATATCTAAATTCAAAAGTTGAAGAGTTATCGGAGCTTCAGGAGCAAGAATTAGTTACAGATTATGATGCTGCTTTGAAGGAATATAAGACAAAAAATGTGCCGTATAAAGTTAGGTTCAAAGGCAAGATATATGAAGTGCCCATGACCATGCCATTTTCATTCAGCATGTTCTACATGCGGTATTGCATTGTAAAAGAGAATGGCAAAACAATATTTAAAATACCGGATAATCTAATCGGTGAGTTTATAGAACGGATGTTTGGCAAGTCATTTTTATGGGCTTTAAATGAAAATGATGATATCGAATTAAATTTTATACTTGGTACTATTGTTCCTGATGTTTTTGAAAAATGGGGATATGGAATAAAAACTTCAGGAAAAAACGCTCAGACCCCAGGCTCATAGTTTGGGCTTGGGGTTTTATTGAAGCTGATTTTCTTAGATATTATAGTATTGATTTGGTCGAGGCGAGTTTTGAAAATAAATTAACTTGGCGAAGATTTTTTGTGTTATTAAAGAGTTTGCCAGAAGAATCCGCGTATGTTCGATGGTTGAAAGTTAAAGAAAATAGACAATTCGCCGAATGGAGCGAGGAAGCAATAGAAAGAAATATTAATGAAATGACAAGAGCAGGAGAAACGAGGTGAACATGACATGGCTTTCATAGTAGGGGAAGTAGTTGCTCCAATTTCCGCAGACCCGACAGGGTTTAACTCTACCATGAATCAAGTTAAATCACAAGGCGAAAAAGCTGCGGTAGATATAGGCAGAAGTTTTGAAAACCTTGGTAAACAAATGGATAAGGTCGGCAAAACATTGTTGAAAACTGTGACACTACCACTTGCCGGAATAGGTATTGCAGCAGGTAAGATGGGAATGGATTTTGAAAGCGAAATGTCAAAAATCGTTGGTCTTGTTGGAATATCCCAGGGACAGGTGGGCGAATGGGGTACTCAGTTACGGGATATAGGACCTGACCTTGCAAAAGGACCGAAAGAATTAGCCGAAGCATTATTTTTCGTAACTTCAGCAGGATTAAGAGGAACAGAAGCAATGGATGCATTGACAATTTCTGCAAAGGCTTCCGCTGCGGGGTTGGGAGAAACAAAGACAATCGCAGATACAATCACATCGGCTATGAATGCCTATGGAGCAGAGAATTTATCTGCTGCAAAGGCTACGGATATACTTGTAGCAGCAGTTCGAGAAGGGAAACTTGAAGCTTCCGAATTAGCTCCAGTTATGGGAGCTCTTTTACCAACGGCATCTTCATTGCGTATTGGGTTTGACCAAATTGCAGGAGCTTTAGCTGTAATGTCTAGAACAGGACTAGGAGCAGCAGAAGCAGCGACATCTGTAAATGCTATTATGACCGCTATGTTGAAACCTTCTGACGGAGCTAGAAAAGCTTTAGAAGCTGCCGGTTTATCCATGGCAGATTTGCGGGATATGGCCGCCAAAGAACCTGATGGACTTATTCAAGCCATGCGAACATTAGATAAAACATTCGGAGACGATGAAGAGGCACTTGCTCAGGTTATTCCAAATGTAAGGGCTTTTAGAGGCGTGATGAATGTTTTAGCACAAGATTCAAGTGTCGTGGATTCGGTGCTCAAAGGTGTTACTGAATCAACCGGAAGCCTTAACCATGCATATGAAACTGTTTCGCAAACCGGCGAGCATAAACTTAAACAGGTTCTTTTTTCGCTTCAAGATGCGGGTCTTACACTCTGGGACACATTAAAAGAGACCGCTATTCCTATGTTTGAAAAACTCGGTGAAAAAATTAGGGAGACAACTGAATGGTTTAAAAATCTTGAGCCTGAGCAAAGAGAAAACATTGTGAAATGGGCTGGTATAGCTATGGCGATTGGTCCTCTTCTTATTATTGGAGCGAAATTAATTACAGTTATTAAAGGTATTTCAGTAGCACTAACATTTTTGGCAGCCAATCCTGTCATGTTGACAATAATGGCTGTAACAGCAGCTCTTGGAGGGCTTGCTTATATGGCGACCACCACTAGCAAGAAAGTCAGGGAATCAACCGAAGCGCAAATAAAAGCAGCGCGAGACCTTGAACAAGAAGGGCTGAAAGCTCTTGATAATCTGCAGAAAAGCAAAGTAGAAGCAGTTGAGAAGGAACGCAAAGCAGTCCTTGATTTGCATAATGAAAAAATTAAGAATATTAACGACGAGTATAATGCGAATGTTGATATAAAGCGGAGAGAAACTCAGGAAGTAATTGACGAATTGCGTGAACAGCAGAAAGCTCTTGATATAAATCATAAAGAAGCCATTGACAAAATCCGTGATGAATACGGAGTGTTTGAACGAACAACGAAAAGCAAAACTGATTTAGTTCGTGAACATTACGATGCAGAGATAGCAGCGGCGAATAAAGCTCATAATGAAATGATGTCTTTATTAGACAAAGAACTTCAAAATCGAAAATCGGCAGTTGACAGGGAAACTTCTTTAGTAATAGGAGAGTTGGAAGACCAGATTTCACTTTTGGAAGGAGCTTCTAAAGAAGAAGTGGCAGTAGAACGCCAGAAACGATTAGAAAGAAGAGCAATTGAACTTGAAGATTTAATCGCCGCTGAAACTGATAGTAAAATGAAAGAATCGTTGATACAAGAGCGTGAAGATATTATTGGACAAATTGTAGCCGCCTCTGTTGATAAAGATTTAGAAGTGAAGAAATGGGGGATACGAGAGGAAATCCTTGCAGAAAAAACAAAAGCTGAGGATAGAAAGAGGACTCTTAATATCCAATATGAAGAAGAAAAAACTGCTCTTGAAACGGCATTAATTAATCAGACGAAATTGTTAGAAGGAAAACGAGATGATGAACTTGAGATTATTCAAGAAGAACGGGAAGCAAAAGAAATTGCCGAGACGGCGAAATATGAAGCTACAAAAACAAGTCTTGAAAACCAAATATTAGCAGCTGAGGAAAATTTAACTGAACAGAAGCGAATTCTTCAGGAAGGGCTTGATGATGCTCTTGAAAAAGAGAAAGCACGACATGACCCGATAATGGCTGATTTAGATGCAGAGATTCTGAAAATTCAAGAATGGGTTGATGAGATGAAGAAAGCAATGACCCTTTATAGAGAACAAACAGAGGAGAAAGCAAAAGAAAAAGGAAAGGGATTTGAGAGTACAATTCTCGGTCAAATACTCGAGGAGGCTCCTGCGAAAAAACAAATAGAAGAGTTTAGTCAAACAGGGCTTGGCGAATGGATGGGAAATGTTTGGAAACAGATATCTGATGCGATAAGAAATATAGTGCCACAATATGCAAATGGCACATCATTTCATCCCGGAGGTCCTGCAATTGTAGGGGAAAGAGGAGCAGAAATTCTCAATCTTACAAGAGGAGATACCATAACGCCTATTGTGTCAAGTAATGGTGGATTAGGCAGAATGCCAGGTGAAAAATCAATTATTAATATTTACGTTGAAAATGCGGATGCTCGAAAACTAGCAAATGATATAGTCGCTGAGTTAGGATTTATCGGAGTGAATATATAAAAATAAATCGAAAGGATAAAGTTTATTATGGCACTTGAAATTTTGATATTAGAATATGATTCAGATGATGTTGCAGAAGCGGGCACTACTACGACTAATATCAAGATGATTGGGCATAATCTCAATGTTGGTGATTTCGTAATCAATTCAACTAGAAATAGTATTCCTCCTGCTTTCGATAATATAGCATCTAGAAGAGTATTGGCTGTACCAGATATCGACAATATTACGGTGTTGGCTATACCAGACCAAACGACAGGAGATACGATTAAAAAATTCATTCATAAAGATAGAATAAATTTACTGCGTCCAAAAACTTTACATATTCTCAGGCAATCAGAAAACGACCATACATGTTCACTCACTCTTATTTCAACTCTTTCATATAAACCTCGAGCCGGACAAAATCTTATAATTAAGAATAATGGTAGTCTTATATTTGGGGGCATTATCAACGAAATCAAATCCCGGAAGATTCAAGGTAGTGTGAAAATAGTATATAAATTATTCTCAAATGGGTATTCAGATATACCTGCAAAAAGGACTGTCACAAATGTGCATAGTGATACGGATAGTGGCACATTGGTTGAATTCTATATTGATAATTATTTGTATCAGGAAGGTATTTCAAAAGGTACTATAGATACCGGAGCAACTATTATAAGGAAAGATGCAGTATGCGTATCGATTAAAAATATATTGGATGATTTAAAAGATGCGTCAGGTTTCAAATGCTATATCGATGACTCTATGACACTACATTTTCTTCAGGATGACGCTGTTGTTAATGCAGCACATGACCTTGATATGGATACGTTCACATCATTTTGGGATGTCGAATTTACCGAAACGCTTAACAATTATAGAAATAAACAATTCATTCGTGGTACGGCCGGTTCTGATGGGTATGTTGTTCAGGTTTCCTCAACTAATGCAGATGAAGTGACGAGTCGGCAAAACATAGAAGGAAATAGTGGGTATTATGGGCGTGTGCTTGACAACAGTTCGATAGATAATGCTACTGACGCTGAAATTGCATCAGATAATTTAATAAAAAAATATGGCAAAACATTGCCGAATACGATACGGTACAATACGATGTATACTGATTTTGAGCCGAACACGAAACTTCGAGTTGATTTGCCAGAATACGGCATAGACGAATCGTATTTTCTTATAGAAACAGTTGAAATATCCGATATTAACGGTAAAGCGATAAAATCAGTTATTCAAGGAGTTCAAAGGGATACTTCAGATTTCTCGACTCAGAAATCTGAAGATTTCACTGACTTTTTCGGTAAGATTGTCAGTAAAGTTAAGCAAGGTAGTGGCTCAAATTTTGTATCAGATGATGAAGGTAATTTGTATCAAGTGCAAATTTACGTTCAAGAAGAAGAACCGCCAGCGAAAGGGAAAACTTTTTGGTTAAAACCGAGTGACTATTCTTCATATGATAAAATTGAAATAGCGGCCGATGAGACACTTGAAGCAAGCGGCGGTAAATATGTAAAAGTAACAGGGACAACAACAGTAACTCTGTTTGCCGTAAGTGGAAATACCGGAGTGGTACGATATATAGTGAATGCAGGAACTGGATTAGTTACAATAGATGGAAATGCTTCTGAAACAATAGGTGGAGCACTGACATTATTACTATATCCAGGCGAAGGCGTATTAATAATTTGTGATGGCACTGGATGGGATGTGACTTAATTGGGTTGGATAAGAATAGCGAACAATTTAAGATATTATGTTTATGCAGTGCCGTCAGTAGGAAGATTGTATAGTTGTGACAACGATCGTCGTGAAAATTACGAATTAGACCCAGATACGCTGTTAGTGATAAATACAGTTCTTAGTGTTAGTAATCAACCTACTGGAATTGGCGGAATAAGTGCAAGATTGTATGGCTGTGACAATACAATTAATGATAATTATGAGTTGGACCTCGACACGCTATTAGTGATAAATACAGTTGATAGTATGCATATTACTCCTACTGGAATTGGCGGTACATCTTCGAGATTGTATCATTGTGATAACTTTACGGAGAAGAATTATGAATTAGA